TCAGTCAAGCAACCGCACCTGCTCGCGCCAGCCGTAAGGCCAGGGGCGGCCCAGCACCTTCTCGACGGCGAGGTCGGGCGATCCGACCAGCCGCTCGATCACCTCGGGCGCGAGCAGCGTCAGCCGCATCAGGCGATGCACTTTGGATACATCCAGCCCCTCGGCCTGGGCGATCTCGGTCGCCGACGCCACCCGCCCCTCATGGAGCAGCCGTTGCCAGTGGTGCGCCAGCCCGAGCGCACGCATCAGCGCCGTGTCCTTGGCCTCGGTGCGCGCCGGGCCGGCCCACGTCGAATGCACCTCCACCGCCTTCGGTGCGCCAGGCGGCGCGATCACCACGCGCCGGATGCCGCGCTGCACCAGCCGCCAAGGCACGAAGGTTTCCAGTTTCACGCCGCCCGCCGGAGTCGGCAGTTTCTGGGTGACCGGCGCTCCCTCGATGCGTCCCCGGTGCTTCGTGCTCACGCTTTCTCCTCGAAGCGCCGCACGATCTCGCGCTGCGCTTCCCAGTCCACCGGCAGCGGGTGGCGCTGGAACCAGATCAGGCTCATCCGGCGTGGCTGCCGCCCGGCCATCAGCATCTCGACGATGTCGGGCGCGAGCAGCGTCAGGCGCAGCAGCTCGTTGACCACCGAGTGGTGCAGCCCTTCGGCACGCGCGATGGCCGAGCCGCTGGGCATCGCGCCGCTGTCCAGCAGCCGTTGCCAGTGGAAGGCCCGTGCCATCCCTTCGATGAGCGTGCTGTCGTGCGCGTCCCGGTCCTCGGCCTGGTGCTGAACCAGCCGGCGCACGCCGCGCCGCCGCAGGGTCAGCGGCACGAAGGTTTCGAACGTCCCGTCCTTCATGCTTCGACCTCCAGCAACTCGGCACCGATGCTCCTGGGCGCGAACTCGCCGATCAAGGCGTCCCAGCCCAGTTCGCGCCACTTCACCCGGATGCCCTGCATCTCGTCGGTGTGGACGAGATCGATGCGCTCGATCATCAGATTGACGATGCGGTGCTGCTCGACCGGGAAGAGCTGATCCCACACGTCGTTGAGGCGCCCCATCGCCATCACGACCGTGGCCTCGTCGATCGGTGCGCCCTGGCGTTGGATGTGACGCACGACGGCGGCGATGGATTCGGGGCTGGTCAGCACGGTGCGGATCTGGGCCACGACCGCCGCCTCGATCTCGCGGGCGGGCAGGCGCTCGTAGTTCTTGCCCGGCGCGCCGAAGCGGCTCTCGGACTTGGAGACGTAGTACTGGTACTTGCGGCCGTTCTTGCGCGAGTACGTGGGGTACATGCGTTCGCCCGTCGGCGCGTACAGCAGCCCCCGCAGCAGCGCGTCGTTGCGCGAGCGGATCTTGGTCTCCACCGACCGCGCGTGGCTGTCGCGGGCCAGCACCGCGTGAACCTGATCCCACAGCTGGCGTTCGATGATCGGCTCGTGCACTCCGGGGTACCACTGGCCCCGGTTCGACAACTCCCCGAGGTAGATGCGGTTGCGCAGCACCTTGTGGATGTACTTCTTGTCGATGCGCGTGCCGGTCCGCACCCGCCCGTCCTGCGTCGTCCACGCCTTGGTCGTGATGCCCTCGGCGGTCAGGCGCGCTGCGATCTGCGTGGGTGAGCCAATGGTCAACATCTCCTCGAAGATGCGGCGCACCACCGCCGCCTCGGCGGGGTTGACCACCAACTGGCGGTTGACCACGTCGTAGCCGATGGTGGGCACGCCGCCCATCCACAGCCCCTTCTTCTTGGCCGCGGCGATCTTGTCGCGGATGCGCTCGCCCGTGACCTCGCGCTCGAACTGGGCGAAGGACAGCAGGATGTTGAGCGTGAGCCGCCCCATCGAGGTCGTGGTGTTGAACTGCTGCGTGACCGAGACGAAGGACACGCCGTGGCGCTCGAACACCTCGACCATCTTGGAGAAGTCGGCCAGGCTCCTCGTCAGGCGGTCGATCTTGTAGACCACCACGATGTCGATCAGCCCGCGCTGGATATCGGCCATCAGGCGCTTCAAGGCCGGGCGCTCGGTGTTGCCGCCGGAGTAGCCGGGGTCGTCGTAGTCGTCGGCCACCGGAATCCATCCCTCGGCGCGCTGGCTGGCGATGAAGGCGTGCCCGGCTTCCTTTTGCGCATCGATGGAGTTGAACTCCTGGTCGAGCCGCTCGTCCGACGACACCCGGCAGTAGACCGCACAGCGCTTGCGCGCCTTGGTGGAGGCGATTTCCGTCATCAGGCGCCTCCCTTCAGGCCGAAGAACAGCGGGCCGCTCCAATGCTGGCCGGTGATGTGCCGCGCCACGGCGGTCAGGCTCTTGAAGCGGCGGCCTTCGTATTCGAAGTGACCATCGGCGTCAACCGTCACCCGGTGCTCGCGCTCGCCCCATTCGCGTAGCAGCACGGTGCCCGGTGCGAAGTCGAACTTACGCGGGCGCGCGCGCAGTTTGATCTTGGAGTGCTTCGCGCCGATGGCCTCAAGGCGCTGGCGCGTTTCGGGTGCGAGTCCGCCGAAGGCTTCTTCCTGCAGCTTGTAGGCGATACGGGATTCGACATGGGTGCGGTTCGGAAACTCCGGGCGCCGCTCGAAGTACCGATCCCAGAGCACCCAGAGTTCGGCCATCGGCAGGTGACTCAGCTCGGCGATCCGCGCCGCGACGGAAGCTTGTTTCTCGTTCATCACAACTTCTCCTGTTGAGAGGGGGTTGTATGAACGCGCTGGTCGGGCAAGAAGCCAAGGCGAACCGCGCTCTGTTCCAGCCCGGAAGACCCGAGGGTACGGACGATGGCGGCCGCAAGGATGGTGGTGATTTCGCCAGCACGGGCGCTGGCGCTCATCTCTGCCGGAGATGCAAGTTCGAGGTTTCTCATGACGGCTCCAGGGAATCGAAACCGCCAGGGATGATGTGCGCAGATTTCCGAAGCGGATCGCAACGCCGATCAATCGGCGCGGCGCGCTGACGCCTCAACGGCGGTCAGACGTCTTCGGTGACTGCTTCGATCGCAGCGCTGCGCGTGTCGCTGTCATCGACGATCACTCGATCGAGTGGGGTCAGCTTCAGCTGCCACGCCCGCGTGCCTGGGACCCTTTCGAGATAGTCGCGCCAGGGCGAGTGCTTGCCGGTGAAGAGGTTGGCCGGAGACGTGCAGCCCGTGCCGGCCATCAGCGCCTTCGTGTTGACGTGGGGCGTTCCTGCGGCCCAGGCCTCCACCAGCCGCTGCAAGACGGCGATCCTTGCTTTGCCCGTGACCCGCCACGGCGCCTTGCCCGGAAGGTACAGCGTCGCCGCGTGACCATCGGGGGCGACCTTGAGCGTCACCGTCGACCCGCCCATGGCCGCCAGTTGCCCGTGGCGATAGGCCACCTTCAGCCGGTCCAGGTCGATGGCGCTGCCGGTGCCCGCATCGGCGAGCACATCCTCGATGGGAATGACGACATTGGTGCCGGCGAATGGCAGCGGCGTCGAGGTCGTCGTCAACACCACGCCCGCCACCGGGCGCGGACGAAGCCTCAGCGCAGCGTCGACTTTCGCGTACGCGCGCTCGTGGGACATCCTGGAGGCGAAGTACAGCGCCACGGCATGGCCGTCGATGTCGATCTCGCCAAGGAACACCGGCTCGTCGTCGAAGTGCCGACTGCGGGGTCCTTTCAAGGCCGATCCCAGCGCCGTGATCAACTCCTCGCGCAACCAGTCCAGGTGCACCTTCCAGCGCCGGGCGAGACGGGCCGGCAGGACCACGTCCTTGCCTGTCAGGGGATCGCGGTAGCGCACGGTGTCGGCATTGGCGCAGCGTTCGAGCACCACCTTCATCGGCTCGCCTTCGTCGACGGGGACCGACAGCTCGGCGATGCGCTCGCCTTCGATGAGGATGCCTTCGTCCTGCAGCCGCTCGATGTCGATGCCGAGCTTATGCAGTGCGAAGCCGTCCATCGGGCTGCTGGCGCTCTCCAGAAGCCGGGCGACCTGCGCGATCAGGCTCGGATCGTCCCGTCCGCAGCCCGGGTGCAGCGGTTTGCGCACCCCCAGGGCCTCGAGCAGTTGCATCCCGGCGCGGCGCAGGCGTTGGTCTTTCTCGCCAGCCAGGCTGCAGCGACCGGGCTCGGCCAGCACGATGGCCAGCGGGGTGGCCGCCGTCTCCCCCTCGAACACCAGTTCGGCCACCAGGGTCACACCGAGCAAGGCACCAGGCTGCGCGAAGGGGTGGTTGCCCCAGCGCTCGTCGATCACCTCGTGCAGTTCTGCGCCGCTGTCGATGTGCAGCGTGACGGCGTCCGTGGCATGCCCAAGCAAAGCCTTGGCTTCGGTCAGATACAGCCGCTCGATGCGACCCCCGTCGATGCGCGGCTTGGTGTCCTTCAGTGGCCGCGCAAAGCGCGACAGGTCGTAGCGCGAGCGGTCCAGCGGACGGTTCGACAAGGGGGCTTTGAAGCCGTGACGGGACAGCACGTTGGCCAGCGGCGCACGGGTGCCCAGCGTCGGGGCAAAGACTTCGACGAGCCCACGATGAGGCGCGTAGATGAGGGTGGCGTCGCGCGCCGGGAAGTAGAAGAAGCTCTTGCGCTGGCGGTTGCGCATCTCCACCGCGGCCACCTGATCGCCGGCGAAACGCACCACGAGGTAGTGTGTCGCCTGGGTCTGGCCTTGCCGGTTCGGCTCCTCCATGGCCACGTGGATGACCTCGCAGGGCTCGGCCAGCCGCATCGCCTCGGTGAGTTGCGCTTCCAGCCGGTCCTTGACCGCATCGTTCCACAGGAAGGGCGGCGCCTCGCCAGGCACGTCGAACGCGTCGTGCAGGCGTTTGAGCCCCTTCAGGTCCTGGGTGTTGACGATGGACTCGGCAGTGTCGAAGAGCTTGATCGAGGCCTCGCTGTGCGTTCGCATCCACACCGCGCGACCGACCTCGCCGCCTTCTTGCGCACGAAACCGTGCGAGCAGGTCCTCGTCGTAGAGCTGCTCGGCGACGGTGGCGAGGATGGCGGCCCCGCGCACGGTGCTCAGGCGCAGCACCCGCAAAGCTTCGCGCTCGGCCGGATCGCGCTGCTCCTTGCGCAGGTGCTTGATGTGCTCGATGAGGGCAGCGCTCAGCCCCTCGTCGGGCTGCGTCCAATCAAACCCGCGCTGCAGTCCCAGGCACTCGGGCAGGCCGGCGAACAGCTTGAGGACTGATGCCGGCACGCGCTCGACCAGCTCCAGCAGACAGTGTGCGTTGGTCAGGGTCTTCTTGCCCATGCTCCCTCCGATACAGCGCGGTGCCTCACATGGCCATGACCCATGGGCGCATCACCGCCACCGATTGCGTCAGCCCCTGCGCCAGCAGGGTGTCCAGGTAGTCGTCCGCCGACTTGGGCGGGTTCTTCAGACTGCGGCGGTGGCGGGCGACTGCTTCGAGCACGCCGGCCGGGTGCAGATCCAGCAGATCGACGATGAAGTCGTCCGGATGCTGCGCCGCGAGGTTGTAGGGCTTGAGCGCCTCGGGCGGGAAGTCCTTGAGGTTGAAGGTCACGATGAGGCTGGCGCCGGCGTGGATGGCGGCCGCCACCACATGGCGGTCGCTGGGGTCGGGCAACTCGATCGAGGGAATCAGGTACTCGAAGCCGGTGACCAGGCAGTCGCGGACGTGGGCGTTCATCAGCCGCCGCGTGCGCTCGAGTTGCTCGGCAGTCAGATCGGGACGGCTGGCCAGCACGTTGCGCATCCACTCGTCGTGAATCCTGTCGCTCCAGCGCGCCCGGTACAGGTCCGACAGCGCCAGATGCATCAACAGATCGCGCAGGGGCGCGGGATAGAGCACGCAGGCGTCGTAGACGACGGTGAAGTGCGAGCTCATCCGCTCAGTACCCCATGCCGAGTTCCTGGGCCTGCGCGGCCAGTTCGTCGAGGGCCTTGCGGCGCTCGGCATCGATCCGGTGCTTGTAGGCGATCACGTCCTGGTAACGCACCCGACGATGCGTGCCGATCTTGTGGAACGGGATCTCGCCTTTTTCCAGCAACTGCACGAGGAAGGGCCGCGAGACGTTGAGCAGGTCCGCCGCTTCCTGCGTGGTCAGCTCGGCGTGGATCGGGATGACGGTGACGGCATTGCCCTGGCCGATCTCGGTCAGCACGTCCAGCAGCAACCGCAGCGCCGTGGTCGGCAGCGTCACTGAGCGCACCGCGCCCTTGTCGTCGTGGAAGTCGATCTGCTGGGTCTCGGCGCGCGTTTGCAGCACCGTCGAGAGCACGCGCCCGGACTCCCGGGCGAGCGCGACGTCCTCGGCCGAGGGCAGCGCCTTGGGGATGGTGGGGGTCGTCATGGGGCTCTCCAGGCAGGGGGTGATTCGCAGCAAGGGGCAGTATAACCGAAACAAACGAAATCGCAATAAACGTAATGTGCAGCGGATATTCTGTTGCATCAATGACTTAGGCGAGCGACTACCGGCCGGGCGGGGGCGGCCCATCGGCGCCATCGCCTAAAAGACTCGCGCCCAAGCCCAAAGCCCCGGCCCATGGAATAGAGGCTCCCAAACACAAGGAGCCTCGCCATGCAAATCCTCGCTGCACCTGTTCAATCCGGCCGGGACGCCCGCCCGGCATCGGCACCGGATGCGACCCCCATCGCTCTGAACGAGTTCGAACTCGCCGCTCGCTGGCGGTTGTCCGTCCACACCCTGCGCCGTTGGCGCCAGGAACAACTCGGCCCGGTCTTCTGCAAGCTCGGCTCGCGCGTCACCTACCTGATCAGTGACGTCGAGGCCTTCGAGCGGCGCGTCTCGCGCTACTCGACCTTCGCACGGGCATACCAGTGAGGCGGCGGCCATGAGCGACCTCACCCTCTACCCCGCCGACATCGCCGCGATGTCCGTCGGCCAGCTGGCCGCGCTGCCGCCTGCCCAGAAGGCGGAGATCAGCCGCAACCTCGACGAAGCGCTCGCCTGGCTCAAGCAGGCCCGCGCGAAGTTCGACGCCGCGCTGGAGGCCGCCTACGGCGAGCAGGCCCGTGCTGCCCGCCTCGAGGCCGGCAAGGACTTCGGCGTCGTGCACCTGAAGGACGGGCTGCTTCGCGTGACGGTCGATGTCCCGAAGCGCGTGTCCTGGGACCAGGCGCAACTGGCCGCCATCGCCCGGCGCATCGCCGCCGCCGGCGAGAAGGTCGAGGACTACCTGGACGTCGAGTACTCCGTCTCGGAATCGCGCTTCTCCAACTGGCCGCCGGCACTGCGCGCCGGGTTCGAGGCCGCCCGCACCGTCAAGCCCGGCAAGCCCACGTTCCGGCTGGCCCTCGTCTCGGAGGAGTGATCCATGAGCACCGAACTGATCCCGTTTGATTTCGAGGGCCGTCCGGTCCGGGTCGTCACGGATGCCCAAGGCGAACCGTGGTTCGTCGCGGCGGATGTGTGCGCGGTTCTTGAACTGCCGAACACCACCCGCGCCCTGGCGCGGCTGGACCCTGACGAGCAAGCCCTGATCTCAATTCAGGGCATCTCGCGCGGCAATGACCAGGTCAACGTCGTCAACGAGCCCGGGCTGTACAGCCTGGTCCTCGGCAGCCGCAAGCGCGAGGCCAAGCGCTTCAAGCGCTGGGTCACCCACGAGGTGCTGCCGGCGATCCGCAAGACGGGCAGCTACACGGTGCCAAGTGCACGCCCGACCCTGCCGGCACCCACCCAGGACCGCGTCGCCGCTCTGCTGCTGATCGGCGAGGCCGTGGCCAAGGTGCCGGGGGTCAAACCCGGCATCGCGATGGCGGCCACGCTCACCTGCATCCAGGAGAACACGGGCTTGGCGGTCGAGACGCTGCGCCGCGCCCTTCCTGCCCGGGACACTGCGGCGAACGAGGCGATCTGCTCGCTCAACGCCACCCAGCTCGGCAGGCTGCTCGGCCTGTCGGCCAAGGCCACCAACCAGCGCCTGGCCCACCACGGCCTGCAGTTCCGCAACGAACGCGACGAGTGGGAACTGACCGAAGCCGGCGAGGCTTGGGCCGAAGCCATGCCGTACTCGCGCAACGGGCACAGCGGCTACCAGATCCTCTGGAACCCCGCCGTCGCTGAAGTGCTGAAGGAGGTGGCGTGATGGCCCTCCCCATCATCACCGCCGACCAGCGGCTGCGCGAGAAGCAGGGCGTGAAGCTCGTGCTTCTAGGCAAGAGCGGCATCGGCAAGACCAGCCAGCTCAAGACGCTGCCGGAAGGATCGACCCTGTTCGTCGACCTCGAGGCCGGGGATCTGGCCGTCAAGGACTGGCGCGGCGACTGCGTGCGCCCGACCACCTGGCCGGAGTTCCGCGATCTCGTGGTGTTCCTCGCCGGCCCGAACCCGGCGCTGCCCGCGGATGCGCCGTTCTCCGAGGCGCACTACCGGCACGTGTGCGAGCGCTACGGCGATCCCGCGCAACTAGCGAAGTACGACACCTACTTCGTCGACAGCATCACCGTACTCGCGCGCCTGGCGCTCGTCTGGGCCAAGACCCAGCCGCAGGCCTACAGCGAGCGCACTGGCAAGCCCGACACCCGGGGCGCCTACGGCCTGCTCGGCTCGGAACTCATCGGGGCGCTGACCCACCTGCAGCACGCGCGCGGCAAGCACGTGGTGTTCGTGGCCATCCTCGACGAGCGCCTGGACGACTTCAACCGCAAGGTCTTCGTGCCGCAGATCGAGGGCGCCAAGACCGCGGCGGAACTGCCCGGCATCGTCGACGAGGTGGTCACCTTGGCCGAGATCAAGGCGGAGGACGGCTCGTCCTACCGCGCCTTCGTCTGCCACACGCTGAACCCCTACGGCGTCCCGGCCAAGGACCGCTCCGGCCAGCTCGAGTTGCTGGAGCCGCCGAACCTGCGCGCGCTGATCGACAAGTGCGCCGCCGCCACCCGCCTTCCGCCATCCGCTACCGCCTTCGAGGAGTGAGCCATGACCGCCTGGAACGATTTCAACGACGCGCAGCAGCAGCCCAGTTTCGACCTCATCCCCAAGGGCACGCTCGCCCGCGTGCGCATGACCTTGAAGCCCGGGGGCTACGACGATCCGGCGCAGGGCTGGACGGGCGGCTACGCTACCCAGAGCTTCGAGACGGGATCGATCTATCTCGCCGCCGAGTTCGTGGTGCTGGAGGGCGAGTACGCCCGGCGCAAGCTCTGGAGCAACATCGGCCTGCATTCCCCGAAGGGCCCGGCCTGGGGCCAGATGGGCCGCAGCCTCATCCGCGCGATCCTCAACAGCGCCCGCAACGTCCATCCCCTGGACAACGGGCCGCAGGCCGCCGCCGCGCGGCGCATCCAGGGCTTCCACGAGCTCGACGGCATCGAGTTCCTCGCCCGCATCGACATCGAGAAGGACGGCCGCGGCGACTTGAAGAACGTCGTCAAGAGCGCCGTCGAGCCCGACCACCCGGACTACGCCCGCCTGATGGGCGTGCCGCCGAAGAGCCCCGGCACCGGTAACGAAGGCGCGCCGGCGGCGGTCACCCCGCCCCGTGCGATGCCTGCGCCTGCCGTTCCCCAACGCCCCGCCGTGCCGGGCAAGCCGGCCTGGGCGCAGTGAGAGGAGGGCCGGTGAAGTGCTGGGTCTGCAAACGACAGGCGCGCGGCTACGGCCACTCGGACCTCCGGCATGCGGTGGGCGACGCCCGGCGCTATCCGATCGACTGGGTGTTCTGCTCGCGGCGCTGCCAGGAGGCGTTTCACACGCTCTACGGCAACTGGCTGCGGGTGCGGGATGGACGTCCACCCCTCGGGGAGGTCGCGATGATCGATCCGTCTGACGTCGAACTGGCCGCGATGAGGAAGTGCCTCAAGGCCTTCGGCGCGGCGGCAGAAAGCATCGGCTTCGAGAAACCCCTCGGCGCGTACTCCGAGGCCGAGGCCCTGCGGGTGATCGACGCCATCGTCACCTGCTACACGGAGGCGATGGTCGAGCACCACGAGGCGACCAAGTACCCGCCGGTGCGCGGGCTCAAGGAACCGGTGTCCGACCCCTTCGCCGACCTCGAGGACGATCTGCCGTGGGAGGAACCGAAGGCGGCCCCGAAAGCGGCACAGAAGGAGGCGCGGCGATGATGGACTTCAACGCCTCCAAGAGCCTGTCGGCTCGGCTCACGGCGCTGATCGATGCCGGGATGCAGCAGGCTCGCGCCGCGCAGCCTCGCCGCACGTACCTGGGCGCCTCGCGTCTAGGGGTCGCCTGCGAGCGCGCGCTGCAGTACGAGGTCGCCGACGCTCCGGTCGATCCGGGCCGTGAGGCCGACGGCCGCCTGCTGCGCGTCTTCGAGCGCGGCCACGTCATCGAGGACTGCATGGTCGGATGGCTGCGCGCGGCGGGCTTCGATCTGCGCACGCGTAACGACGCGGGGGAGCAATTCGGCTTCTCGGCGCTGGACGGGCGCCTGCAGGGCCACGTCGATGGCGTCATCGTCGCGGGGCCGGATCTCGGCCACGGCAGCGGCTATCCCGCGCTGTGGGAGAACAAGTGCCTGGGCGCCAAATCGTGGCGCGAGTTGGAGAGACATCGCCTCGCGGTCGCCAAGCCCGTCTACGCCGCGCAAGTGGCGCTCTACCAGGCCTACCTCGAACTGCACGCGCACCCGGCCCTGTTCACGGCGGTGAACGCCGACACGATGGAGATCCACGCCGAGCTGGTGCCGTTCGATACGGCGTTGGCGCAGCGCATGTCCGACCGGGCCGTGAAGGTCATCACGGCCACCGAGGCGGGCGAACTGCTGCCGCGGGGGATCGTAGATCCCACCCATGTCGAGTGCCGGATGTGCCCGTGGCAGGACCGGTGCTGGAGGAGTCAGGCATGAGCACCAGGCCCGATGCCGTCTCGGCCGTCGAACCGATGATCGACGCCAAGCAGGCGGCCGCCTCGCTTCGGCTTCCGTACTACTGGTTTGCCGACCCGGCGATGCGCAGCAAGTACCGCATCCCGCATTACCTCCTGGGCGGGCTGGTGCGCTACCGGCTGTCGGAACTGCAGGCTTGGGCCTCGCACCACGCGTCAGCCGTCGCCCGCCGCGCGTCGGATGGCAGCGAGGAGGGCGACGCATGATCGATTTCAACGATCGCCCGGCCCCGCCCACCGACGCCGACCCCACCGCGCGCCGCGAGGCGATTCGCGCCGCCCTGCTCGCGAGGCTGGAGTCGGTGCTGGCCACGCTGTTTCCCGCCGGTCGGACGCGCCGCGGCAAGTTCGTCATCGGCGACGTGCTCGGCAGCCCGGGCGACAGCCTGGAAGTCGTGCTCGACGGCGACAAGGCGGGACTGTGGACCGACCGCGCCACCGGCGACGGCGGCGATGTGTTCCACCTGATCGGCGCTCACTTCGGCGTGGACGTGCAGGGCGACTTCGCCCGCGTCCTCGACCTGGCCGAGGACCTCGTCGGCCGAGCGCTCACGGCGCCGCCGCGCAAGGCGGCCAAGAAGGCCCCGATCGACGACCTCGGCCCGGCCACCGCCAAGTGGGACTACCTCGACGCACAAGGGCGCCTCATCGCCGTCGTCTACCGCTACGACCCGCCTGGGCGCAAGAAGGAGTTCCGGCCCTGGGACGCGCGCCGCCGCAAGATGGCTCCGCCCGAGCCGCGGCCGCTCTACAACCAGCCGGGGATCCACAACGCCGCCCAGGTCGTGCTGGTCGAGGGCGAGAAATGCGCCCAGGCCTTGATCGAGCGCGGGATCGTGGCCACCACCGCGATGCACGGGGCCAACGCCCCGGTGGACAAGACCGACTGGACGCCGCTGGCGGGCAAGGCCGTCCTCCTCTGGCCCGATCGCGACAAACCCGGCTGGGACTATGCGATGGCCGCGGCGCAGGCCGCACTCGCCGCCGGCGCCGCCTCCTGCGACGTGCTGCTGCCGCCCGACGACAAGCCCGAGGGGTGGGACGCGGCCGACGCTCTTCGCCAAGGCTTCGACGTCGCCACCTTCATCGCCTCGGGCCCGCGGATGAGCATCAAGCCAGCACTTGGGCTGCCCACGCAGGAGCCTTCCGTCTGGGCCACCGACGACGCGCTGGCGCTGAGCTTCACCAGCCGCTACGCCGAGGACTGGCGCTACTGCGCCGCCTGGGGCAAGTGGCTGGTGTGGGACGGCCGGCGCTGGCAGGCGGACGAGACGCTGCTGGTGCACCACCTCATCCGCGCGATCTGCCGCGAGGCCGCCCTCAAGGCCGACTCCCACCGGCTGGCGGCCAAGCTCGCCGCGAGCAGCACGGTGGGCGGCGTGGAGCGGCTGGCGCGCACCGACCGGCGGCACGCCTCCACCTCGCAGGAGTGGGACGCGGATCTGTTCGCGCTCAACACGCCGGGCGGCGTGGTCGACCTGCGCAGCGGGCGGCTGCGTCCCCACGACCGCGCCGACCGGATGACCAAGCTCGCCACCGCCACGCCCCGCGGCGACTGCTCCCGCTGGCGGGCGTTCCTGGCCGACGTCACCGGGGGCGATGCCGACCTGCAGGCCTACCTTCAGCGCATGGTGGGCTATTGCCTTACCGGCTCGACGGCGGCGCATGCGCTGTTCTTCCTCTACGGCACCGGCGCCAACGGCAAGTCGGTGTTCGTGAACACCTTGGCCACGATCCTCGGCGACTACGCCACCAGCGCGCCGATGGACACCTTCATGGAGGCGCGCGGCGACCGGCATCCGACCGATCTCGCGGGCCTGCGCGGGGCGCGCTTCGTCTCCTCCATCGAGACCGAGCAGGGCCGGCGCTGGAACGAGTCCAAGGTCAAGGCCATCACCGGCGGCGACAAGGTCTCGGCGCGCTTCATGCGCCAGGACTTCTTCGAGTACACGCCCCAGTTCAAGCTGGTCATCGCCGGCAACCACAAGCCCGCGATCCGCAACGTGGACGAGGCGATGAAGCGCCGGCTGCACCTGATCCCCTTCACCGTGACCATCCCGCCCGAGCGGCGCGACGCCATGTTGACCGACAAGCTCCTGGCCGAGCGCGACGGGATCCTCGCCTGGGCGGTGCAGGGCTGTCTGGCCTGGCAGCGCGAGGGGCTCCAGCCCCCGGCCAGCGTGGTGTCGGCCACCGCCGAGTACTTCGACGAGGAGGACGCCGTCGGCGACTTCCTGGACGAAGAGGCGCAGCGCCACCCGCAGGCCCGCGTGGCCGTGGCCGACGTGTTCCAGCGCTGGCAGGACTGGGCCGGCCGGCGCGGCGAGTACGTGGGCACAAGCCGCTGGCTCGCCCAGCAACTGGCCAACCGCGGCTTCGAGCGCACGCGCATCCACGGCGGCGTCAAGGCCCTGGCGGGCCTGTCGCTCAAGCCCAAGGACTCCGGCGTACGGCTCCCGTACCGCGACGACTGACCACCCACGGTGACCGAAGGTGACCCGCCCGGGGATTGAGTCTCTTTACGCGCGTACGCGCGCACAGGCGGAAGGACGATTCCCCACGGCGGTCACCTTCGGTCACCCCATGTTGACAAGGACCTTGACAAGGACCGACACGATGCACACCACCCTGCTTGCCCTCGACCTGGGCACCACCACCGGCTGGGCGCTGCGCGACCGCACGGGCCGAATCACCAGCGGCACCGAATCCTTCAAGCCCCGACGCTTCGAAGGCGGCGGCATGCGTTTCCTGCGCTTCAAGCGCTGGCTCACCGAGCTGAAGGCCCACGCCGACGGGATCGACGCGCTGGTCTTCGAGGAAGTGCGCCGCCACGTCTCGACCGACGCGGCGCACGCCTACGGCGGGTTCCTGGCCACGCTCACGGCCTGGTGCGAGCACCACGGCGTCCCCTACCAGGGCGTGCCGGTGGGCACGATCAAGAAGCACGCCACCGGCAAAGGCAACGCCCGCAAGGACGCGGTGATGGCGGCCGTGCGTGCGCGGGGCCACGCCCCGGCGGACGACAACGAGGCCGACGCCTTGGCGCTGTTGCACTGGGCCCTCCCGCTCCACGACGCGGCGCAGGAGGCGTGAGATGGACGTCCCGACCCCTCGCTACCGCTGCCCGCTGGGGCGCCTGCAGCCCGAGCCGATGGACGTGGAGGCCGTCAAACGCCGCGGCTGGCGCGAGCAACGCCTGCTCGTCGTCTCCCTCGACGACGACCGGCTCGACTGGATGGAACGCGAGTTGATCCGCCGAATCGGCGAGCGGCTCTACGGTGCACGGGAGGCGCGCCATGGCTGAGTGGACCGTCGAACGTGTGGCCGAACGCTTCCGGGAGGCGGCCATCACCGCCCACCGCTTGCCGTCCGTGCGCGTGCAGGGCTACTTCAACACCTGGCCCGCGATCCGGCGCATGCCCTGGGAGACGCTGGGGGCCGAACCCACGATCCGGCGCTTCCCACCCAGCCCTGAGGCTATCGAGCGCATGCTCGAGACCATGCGCTGGGTCTTGTGGCTGGAGGAAGAGGAACGGCATCTCGTGTGGATGCGCGCCGAGCGCCACCGCTGGCGCGACATCTGCGCCCGCTTTGGCTGCGACCGGACCACCGCCTGGCGGCGGTGGCAGAAAGCACTGGAGGTTGTGGCGTTCAACCTCAACGGGCGCACAAAGCCAACCGGGGCCAAAGCGATGGGTCAGGCAGGGTAATGCCTGCCGCAACTGTCCCCGTTCTTGGCCGATTGTCCTTTTGCCGCCCCTGATGGTCTGCAACAAAACGGCCCGCCCAGCGCTAGTATTCCCGCTACGCTCAGGACAGAAGTGACCGACCGGGTGACTTCTACGGCAGCACGGGTCCTTCCTGGGCACCGAGCCATGCGGGGGGCACGAGCGCGGCGCTTCGCCACCGTCAGGGTGCAAACCGAGGTTTGCAGGGTTTGCGGTTTGCAGCCCTCCAGCCCGAGACCTTCTCCCCGACACCCTAGCCCGCCCACGGTCCGCCGTCGGCGGGTTTCTTCGTTTCCAAGACACCGATTCTGGACATGCTTGCCGTCACGTACCGCAAGGTCGAGACGCTGATCCCCTACGCCCGCAATCCGCGCACGCACAGCGACGAGCAGATCGCGCGCATCGCTGCCAGCATCGCCGAGTTCGGCTGGACCAACCCGATCCTGGTCGATGGCGACCACGGCGTGATCGCCGGTCATGGCCGGCTGCTGGCCGCGCGCAAGCTGGGGCTCGCCGAGGTGCCGGTGATCGAGCTCGCGCACCTGACGCCTGCGCAGAAGCGCGCCTACGTGATCGCCGACAACCGGCTCGCGCTCGATGCCGGCTGGGACCAGGCGATGTTGGCACTGGAGTTCGCGGAGCTGGCCGACGCCGGCTTCGATCTGGACCTGACCGGGTTTTCGGCCTCCGAGATCGAAGGCCTGCTCGACGCCATCGAGGAGACCGAACCGTCCGACGAAGAGGCGAGCGCTTTGGTCCGTGCCCCGGACGAGGACGACCTCACGCCGCCCACGGTGGCGGTCACGCGCCCCGGCGATCTGTGGCTGCTCGGTGAACACCGGCTGCTGTGCGCCGACAGCCGCGACGCGGCCGCCGTCGCGCGCCTCCTCGAGGGCGAGCGGGCGCACCTGCTCTTCACCAGCCCGCCGTATGCCAATCAGCGCGACTACACCACCGGCGGCATCGCGGACTGGGACGCGCTGATGCAAGGCGTGTTTGGCGCTGCTCGCGCGGCACTGCGCGAGGAGGCGCAAATCCTGGTCAACCTCGGCCTGGTCCATCGCGACGGCGAGTGGCAGCCGTACTGGGACGGCTGGATCGCATGGATGCGCACTCAAGGCTGGCGGCGCTTTGGCTGGTACGTGTGGGACCAGTCGGTGACCGTGCCCGGCGACTGGGCCGGGCGGCTGGCGCCCCGGCACGAGTTCGTCTTCCACTTCAACCGACGCTCGCGCAAGCCGAACAAGATCGTGCCCTGCAAGTGGGCCGGGCACGAGACGCACCTGCGCGCCGACGGATCGTCCACCGCGATGCGCGGCAAGGACGGCAAGGTCGGCGCCTGGAACCATGCCGGACAGCCCACGCAGGAGTTCCGCATCCCAGACTCGGTCGTCGAGGTGACGCGCCAGCGCGGCCGCATCGGTGAAGGCATCGATCATCCGGCGGTGTTCCCGGTGGGGTTGCCCCGGTTCTTCATCGAGGCCTACACCGACGCGGGCGAGATCGTCTTCGAGCCGTTCGCGGGCTCCGGCACCACGCTGCTGGCCGGCCAACACACCGACCGCAAAGTGCGCGCCATCGAACTCGCCCCCGAGTACGTGGACGTCGCGCTGCGCCGCTGGCTGCAGCACCACCCGGGCACGGTGCCGGTGCTGGAGGGCAGCGGTCGGACCTTCGCCGAAGTCGCCGCCGAGCGGCTGGGCGAGACGGCGGAGGTCACTGCATGAGCTGGCTTGCCGATCGCATCGAGCACTGGCCGATCGACAAGCTGCTGCCCTACGTGCGCAACGCCCGCCAGCACTCGGACGAGCAGATCGCCCAGATCGCGGCCTCCATCGCGGAGTTCGGCTTCGTCAATCCCATTCTCACCGGCGCCGACGGTGTGCTGGTCGCGGGCCATGGGCGGCTTGCCGCCGCGCGCAAGCTGGGCCTGCCCACCGTGCCGGTGGTCGTGCTCGACCACCTCACGCCGACCCAGCGCCGCGCCCTGGTGCTCGCGGACAACCGGCTCGCGGAGCTCTCGACCTGGGACGATGTGCTACTGCGCATCGAACTTGAGGCACTGCAGGACGAAGGCTTCGACCTCGATCTCACCGGATTCGACGCCGATGCACTGGCAGAACTGCTGGCCGATGAGGAACCACAGATCGATGGCCGGACGGAGGACGACGCCGCGCCCGACGTGCCCGAGGAACCCGTCTCCCGGCCGGGCGACGTCTGGCGGCTCGGGCCGCACCGCCTGGTCTGCGGGGACGCGACCACCGCCGAGGCCTACGCGCGCCTGTTTCCGGACGGCGAGCGGGCGGACATGGTCTTCACCGATCCGCCCTACAACGTGAACTACGCCAACAGCGCGAAGGACAAGCTGCGCGGCAAGCACCGCCCCATCCTCAACGATGCGCTGGGCGAAGGCTTCTACGATTTCCTCTTTGATGCGCTGGCGCTGATCATGGCGCACACCCGCGGCGCGATCTACATCGCCATGTCCTCCAGCGAACTGGACACGCTGCAAGCGGCCTTCCGCGCCGCCGGCGGGCACTGGTCGACCTTCATCATCTGGGCCAAGAACACCTTCACGCTCGGGCGCGCCGACTACCAGCGCCAGTACGAACCGATCCTCTACGGCTGGCCCGAAGGCGCGACGCGCCACTGGTGCGGCGACCGCGACCAGGGCGACGTGTGGCAGATCAAGAAGCCGCAGAAGAACGACCTGCACCCGACCATGAAGCCGGTGGAGTTGGTCGAGCGGGCGATCCGCAATTCGAGTCGTCCCGGCGACGTGGTGCTCGACCCCTTCGGCGGCTCGGGCACGACCTTGATCGCCGCTGAGAAGGCCGGGCGCGTGGCGCGCCTGATCGAACTCGACCCGAAGTATGCGGACGTGATCGTGCGGCGCTGGCAGGACTGGACGGGCAAGCAGACCACCCGCGAATCGGATGGCCTGGCGTTCGATCAGGCGGCGACTTCCTCCTCGACGATCTCGCAGTGAATCACGAACCCGGTCAGATAAGGAAGCCCGCGCGGGATGCCGTAGTCCTTACTGGTGCGGCGTCCGATGGTCCATTCCATCCACTGCCGGGTGGCGGCGCGGATCGCGTCGTGGAGGGCATGGCCCGCATGCATGCGGTTGAGCACTTCGTCCGCGAAGTGGCGTCCGTGGCGGCTGTCGAGGAAGGCCCGCACCGCTTCGAAGGGCTGTCCCGTGGCGTCGTAGATGGCGTTCATCGCGATGGGCCAGGCGGCTTGCGCGTGCGCGTCCATCGTGCCCCAGAAGCCCCAGGCTTCGTTGCGGGTGACGGGGATCGTATTGGCTGTGGTCATCGTTGTCTCCTTCGTTGATCGTTGCGACACACGTATGAACGCGCTGTTCGATCAGGAAGCCAAGCTCAATCTCAATCCTCTCGCGTCGTCTGTTGGCGACCGGTTACGGCGGCCAGCTTGGCGCGGGCCGACGCGCTTTCCCAGTGGCAGGGTCCGTTGCCGTGCGCAGCCTCTTCGCTCCAGCGGGCCAGGATTTCGTCATCGCTCCAGCCCTTGGCGGTGAGGTAGGCGTAGTCGTCGGCGTCGTAGTTGCTGTGGGTGAGGATGGCGCGGGTGGGTTTCATGCTGTGCTCCTTGGCGTGGATGGTTGCGACACCCGTATGAACGCGCTGCCGGCGCGGGAAGCCAAGCGTTTTCTGCTTGGCTTCCCATTCCGATCGAATCACGCGATCCGGTAGATGCGCTCGCCGCCCTCGGGCTTGTCCGAGGTGATGGTCAGCCCCAGCTTCTTCTTGAAGGCGTTGGCGAAGGTGCCGCGCACCGTGTGCGCCTGCCAGCCGGTGAGTTCGCAGATCTGACGCACCGTCGCGCCCTCCGGGCGCCGGAGCATCGCGATGACTTGGGCCTGCTTGCTGTTCTCGCGGGTGCGGGGCTTGGTCTCGGCGCGCTGCGGTGCCCAGGTGGCTTCGGCGGCTGCGACCTCCGCCTCGAGATCCGCATCTGCCTCCACCGGCGCCGGCGCGGGACGCGGGCGCCCCAGGGCTTCGTAACCCTCGGCGGCGACGGACCAGTCGGTGCCGTCGGTGGTGATCAGGGCCCGATTGCAGAGGCCGTCCAGCACCTTCTTGCGGGCGCCGCCTTTCACGTTGTCGGGGAACCACTCGATCTTGCCACCGGTGTGCTCGACGGCGTAGGCCAGGATCGCGTGCTGGGCGGGGGTCAGGGTGATGGTGCTCAT